TTACGCTGCCTGCTCCACCATCTTTATTAACTGTTTGAGCGTACCGGCATAGTTCGGATCGGTAGCGTACCCGGCTGCAGCAATAGCCTCCGCAAAGTTGTACGGGTCGCCTTTTACCTCCAGCGCCTTGCTATACCGCTCATTTTTAATAAAGAAATTCGCGTGGTCGGTAAAACTTTCCTCCGGTGAATGATACTTGCGGAAGTAATCTTTTACCACGTACTTAAACCATTTCTGCCCGTTACGAATGACGGGCGTAACGGAAACGATAACCGGAAACTTTAAGTCCGCCCGGCGGCTGTACTCCGTTGTCGTCACCAGTTGCTCATTACCGTTGATACCGTCGGTATCTTTCACACCGAAAAACATATTGCCCGGAGCCGCTGCTCCCCATCCGCTTTCCAGTGCCGCCTGCGCCAGTATCGCCGCGGCGCTAATTCCTGTCTTACGTTCTGTCTCCTTTGCATACGGTAGGTATGCCTTCACAAATTCACTCGGCTTCATTGTATTGTTGATTTGAAAAAAACTATTGTATTATCCTGCGGAGGTTTTGGCGGGAAGCATCAGCAGGTCAGGTTTGAACACGTCTTTAACATCCGTCCCCGGCTCAAATGTGGAATACCTGTCTTCCTGCGGAATTTTGATAATGACCCCGGCGGATATGTCGTCTATTGCCTTGCCTATCAGCTTTACGCCCATAGGCAGCAGCGTATCCCGCCATAATGCCGCGGCAGCTTTCTTTGGCTCTTTGATACGCAGGGCGGGGTCAATAAAGCACCAGTCCTGGTATGCAATGTCGCCGCGGTCTATCCCGGCATTAAGCCAGAATACAGTCCCCCCGGTAACGGGGTCATTCATGCGGATAGCCCACTCAATGGCGGAGCGCCCGCGGTGACGCGGCAGTAAGGACGGGTGGTATCCGATCCAGCCGAGGCGCGGTATATAGCGTGTCCGCTTTCCTATGTAGTCAAATGAATGCGCGGTAATGCCCAAGTCCACGTCGCCGGTCATAGTGTCCGCGTTCAGTGTACCGGCGGGAATTATGGGTATTTCATGCAGGCGGGCTAACGTCCCTATGTACTTATCCTGCGGCGGGCAGCATACGCCCTTTACTTCGCAACCTTTTTGCAGGCACAGCCGCAATACTTCCTCTCCAAACTTCTTTTGTCCTGATATAAAAATCTTCAACCCTCTGCTCACTCACCTATGTATTTAAACGCCTGTATTGCGCGGAAATGCCCGCCGTATCCCGCGGAAGAATCTTTAAAACTTTTTGATTTATGTGTACGCCTGATACTTTCCATGCTCCGCTTTTTATTTGCGCCGTACATCATTGCGCCGGTCTGTATCCAGCCTTTTGCTTTTCGCAGGTAGGCACATAACTGCGGGTGGGAAGTATGAAAGAAAACAGGGTATTTGTTACCCTTCCTGCCGTTGCCCTCTAAATGGTACTGGCAAACAAATTTTAAGAACTGCGTACCTACGCCCGCCCCTTGCCATTCAGGCATTACCACCAAGCGTGTTGCGCGGTATGCTTTGGCGGTAAAGAAAGGTGTAACCGCAACATGGGCGACCAGCTCACCATTTACCGTGGCGACAAAATATTCCGCGCACGGCGGGTGCGGCAGGTCTAAATAATAATGCGCTTTAAAAAACTTCCAGTAACTTCCGTTGACCTTCCATACGTCAAGGGAAACAGGAGGCCTTGGCTGGAGTTTTTTTTTACTTCCGCCGTCCGGGTATCATAGACCCAATCCGGCTGCAGCCAATCAATAATATCATAATGGCAGGATAGCAGAATGATCTGCTTACCCGTATTCCTGCGCCATGCCTTTGCAAAGGCGGAAGCGCCGACCTGCGCAATCTGCCGGTCAATAACGGAGGTGAACTCGTCCACCACTACTTTGTCCGGCGCGTCAATGGTAAGCCTTGCCAGCCCCGCGCGGAATTGCTCCCCGTTGGACAAAACTTTAAAAGGACGCAGCCACGCCGGAACATCGCCGAGGCCGACCGATGCCAGCGCACCCGTAACGGCTTTAAAATCTCCTTCCGGTGCAATGCAGTCGACAATAGGTTTATCGTTATCCCAACCGCTGTACAGGTCATGTACGCGGTCAGCGCCCCATACCTGTTTGCCGAGGCTGGATTTACCGCTACCGGAAGCACCGACGATCAATCCTATCTGCCAGCCGTTCCCTTCGACGGGTATATCGGCAATATGGCTCCACGTATGCCCGCTTTCCGGGTTGAACAGGGACTTTACTTTTTCCGCCCTGAATGATTTGTAGTTTTCGCAACTATGGTTTACCTCTATCCTCATACCGATACGACCTTTAAATCCGTAAATCCTAATTCCCTTAGTTTTTCAAATACTTCTTTCTGCTCCTGTTCCGTTGCTACCCGGACAATGACCGCATGTTGCTCCCGGTAATTAAACCCTTTCGGATTGTCCTTCTTTTCTTTTTCATTTTCCATACGCCTATAAAACAAACTTGATGACTACATATACTGCAACGGCGGATAAACATACCAGCGCAATAATGCGCCACAGGTTACGCTCGAATAACAGCTGCTCCGCGCGGTCATGCTCCTTGTCATAGGATTGCTGTAACGCCGTTATTTTGGCGGTATTTTCGACTGTTTTAAGGCTGGTAGTATAGAAGGTATCCACGCGTACACCCTGCGGCGGGCAGGGCAAATAAACAACGCTGTTGCCCTTGCCATTTTTTACGACGCTGTCGCAGTCCACTTTTACCGTGTCCGAATGATACACGGTAGCGCCGGGCTTATACTCCGTTTTGGTGACGGTCGTTTCCTTTGGCGGATACCAGTTGCCGCAATCGGAGCCAACCACCTGCGGGTAATGCGCCTGCGCTTTCAATACCTGCTTTTCTGCCTTTCGCTGGCTATAACAGCCTGAAAGCACCAAAAGGGCGCACAGGTAAATACTAATGCTCTTCTTCATTTTCCGGGTCTTTTATTGTTTTACTGATTTTGTCGATAAGCGGCTTTATAAAGTCCAGCTTAGGATTAATAGCGACAATGTTTTCATACACGCTCTTTGCCTCGATGAGTATTAATAGCGAGTATGCCCAATTTTCTATAAAGGCAAGTGGTGAAACGTGCTGGCCGTTCACCGTAAAATTTGCGAGCGTGTGCGTAATGATGAGAAAGGCTCCGTACTGGATAAATTTTATTACGGTCATGCGTAGCCCCCGGCTGGTAACATGGCTTAAACCACGGTTGACCCACACTTTTGTAATGCCGGTAATCAGGTCGAGCATGACGGCAATCAAGAGCCAGGTCAAATACTCGGTGTCGCTGAAAATATATTTTTGGATTAATGCCCCGATGCCGCTGGCAACTAATAACGTGGGGCTGGTATGCGCTATAATTTTTCCTGCAATCGTCTTCATCAAAAATGCTCTCATTCACATTTGCCGGTGTACCGGGAATACGGGAAGCGGCGTTCTATGCTCATACTCTCTTTCTATCCCTTGCCGCTTCCCGTCCTTACTTCACTTTTCCTGCTTCACTTCCCGAATGTGAAACAAAGATGGTCATTACCCACGGAGCGTAATAGTCCATGTTTTGTACTATCCGTATATCCTTACGTCGAGCTGGATAATGTTATTATCCTGCCCGCAACTTATCTGTATTTCACTGCCCTCTGTATATCGCCCGGCGGCAATGCGCGGCTTGACCATATCGGTATCCATTGCGTTGCAGAATACCAACGTCCGCTCCGTGAATACTCCCGGCATAATGATACTATACATACCCGGCTCATTGTAGATTGTCTGCGGCGTAGCTCCCTCGAAATCGTTTTGCAATTCTATCGCTAAAGTCGGCGGGCGCTGGTCTCTTTGTAAGAAGATAGCCGTATAGGATTTATACGGCAGCGTTGTTGTGCCACCACCACCGGGGTTACTTCCGCCGCCGTCAGCGCAGCAATTCATAGCATACAAAACGCCGCCGCCTGCGTCTGATACCTTTATGTCAAAGCCGGTGTCGCCCGGCTTTTTGATGATGTAAACGGAGTCCGGGGTCAATGCCCCCGGCTCCTCCGCTACCTTGTACAATTTCAATAATCTGTTTCCTGCCATTTCTTATTTCGTCTGTTTTCGTTTTACCATTCTACCGTTTCCCAACGCATTACCGGCGACCCCTGATAGGCAAGGCTTTTACCGTCGCCTACGTCGACAAGGCTGTTCAGTACCGCAATGTTCGGGTGGGTATGCGCACCGGAAGCGGTGATCATACCTGTTACCTGACGTTTAGAGGTAGGCTCGGTATCATTTACCGCGTCAGGAATAACAGGTGAGGAGCTAAATGTCTTTACGCCACTTATAACCTGATTGCCGGAAGTCTTTACCGTAACCGTGTCCATGACCTGCCTTACTTTCAGCGGCGTCATGAACGTGGTATTATCCGCACCGGCATTGGCTTCTTCGGTAGTCGCAATACGGGAATAGCCTGTTACCGTTTCCGTGGCGCGTGTCAAATTACCCTGTATGACATAGAAGCTATTACCCACGGCTGCCTGCGTACCGCCCGCGCTGTCCGTCTTACAAACAATTTCATCGTACACGTCCACGTCAATACCGGCAGCGCCGCCGATCTTACCCGCAACGCTTACCTCCCAACGGTCACCCGCTTTTGAAGCGGGATAGTTAGGGTTTGCCGAGCAGTCTATTTCCCCGCGCTGCTTACCCGCGGAAGTATTTACCGCATCAAACTGCGCCTTTGTTACCGGCTCGGAAGCGGAAGCAGCGTCCGGCAAATTCTGTATGCGGTTGCCGTTCATATTGATAGCGCCCGCCAGAATATTGCCCGCGGTACGCGCCTGCTCCAGTGTAGTGCCGTGCGGGTTTGCCGTATTGCCGGTATGCGCGGTAACGGTGGCGTTGGTATTGTTGATAGCTGTTTGCGTTGCTGTAGATATGGGCTTGTTTACGTCCGATGTATTATCTACGTTAGCCAAACCCACGTCGGCTTTTACAAGGGCTAAATCCGCCTTAAACAGCGCGGGTGTACGGTTGACCCATACGCCTCCTTTACGCTGGATAATATCATTGTTTGCCGCGGCAATACCGGCAATCGTTGTCAGCTCCGTACTGGTATTTTGTTTGCCGGATAATTGCGCAGCTGTAACCGAGTCCTCCTGGACGATTGCCCCCGTATTGTCCGTAATATAACAGCGGAACATTGCGCCTGTCTTCACATAATAAATTGCATTCGCCTCTAACGTGCCGGGTAATACGTTTACCTTAAACACTTTCAATTGTGCATTTCCTGCCATTGTCTGTTGTATTTGTTGTTTGTGAAAAAATTACCAATCCATTCGCTGCCATAATACGGCAGCGGTATCATTTCCATTTTTGCCGAGCCACAGGTAATTCGTACCGTCGAACAGTACGGGTAAAACAGTGATCGCACCCGGCTCATCACTAACCCCCGGTTCCTGCCCGTTTTCAAAAATGCTGTCGGGCGGCAGCGTAAGCGTATGCCCGCCGGTAACGTCCTGCTTTACCGCAAGCCAGTACATGCCGCCGGGCGTAGCGTTTGTAAGGGATAGCGCCACGTCCCCGCTTAACGTAATCATAGCCTTATTGCCTAATTCCACGTCCCATTCCGCGCTATCCTCCGTCGTGGTTAAATCCTGTATGCCGCCGGTTGCCGCGTCTTCTGAAAAGTCGAGCATGTTTTCCAGTACATCCCTGAGCAGGGCAGGCGTAACCGCCCGCGCATGGTTGTCGGGGATATTGAGCGATATTTTATTTCTGAGTGTCTGTTTTGCCGGGTTCATTGTTTATGCTTTTATCTGCGCTACCATGCCGACGTTCTTAGGGCGTGTTTCCGCGCCGCCGTAAGGCTGTATCGGTGCGCTGTTATAAATGTCCGGTTCACCTGCGGTATAGTCCGCGCTGGTGCTGGTTGTATTGTAACCGTTGTCGTAGCGCATCAAACGGTCAAAACTTCCGTTAATGTGGTTGTGCGCTATTACCTCGTCCTTTTCATAACCACCGGGTACGGTCGTTACCCTGCCGAGGTCTATGCCCCTGCCGTTATCCAATGCGCGTAGGAACATGGCGCGGAGATCTGGTGCGCGGAAGGTCGTGCTGCCGTTGCCATAGCTGAAGCAGCCGCGGAAAGCGTTTACCTGCCCGCCTGTACCTGCCAGCCACTGCGCGTCTGTTGGCAGCCCGCCGGGAATACCGTTAGCGAACTCCCACAGGCGGGGATAATCCACGCGGTTCAATACTTGTCCGTTTGCTTCGATCATGTTAGGCAAAACCTTGTACGAATACACCGCCTCGCCTACATCGTCAAAATTGCCCTTCGCCTCTATCACATACCAGTAACTGCCGGTCAGGTAAATAACGCCACCGCCCAAAATAGGTGGCGGGGGATCGCCTTTTACCAGCATGATACTATCACCCTGTCCGAGAAACATGGTTGTTCTTGCGGAGCCGCCATATTGTATAATGTCGTTGTAGGTAATGCCAAAAGGATAGCCGACGGTGTAGGAGCTTGTCCTTATCGTCACCTGCGATTTATTGACGTTGATAGCCGTTATCGGTATGATCGTTCCTTTGGGTACGCTGCTGCCCAATGGCAGCGTAATGGTCAGCGTTTTATTATCCGCGTTCGCTATGATCGCATTACCGGCATGGGCAGCGGTAAGCGTTGTATTCGTATCTATCCACGCTACGTCCGCCAGCCGGTTTGCCATACCTATTTGTCCTTTGAGCCAGGTTGTGCGGTTGGCTAATTGCTGCCCCTGTGTATTGGAAATGCCGCCCGCGCCGCCTATTACAAGGTCGGTCTGCTCTAACTGGTATATACCGGGTTCCCATGTTGCCGCTTCCGTCAAATTTGCCATTCTGTCCTGCCTTTAATTAATCGTGATTTTCCAAGTACCTACCAGCTTGATCGCCGCGCTTTTCACAATGACCGAGCGTATCTTTCTGGCGAACAATACACCGCCGTCATTCATCAACCCGAACTCGGTAATGTTCAGCCCGTTTGCCTCCGTCGTTTCTATTGTCCAGCTAAACAGTACCTCATTAGTTCCCGGAAATGAATAGCCGTCAATGTTTTTAATGAACGGCGTAGTAAGTGCCGTATCCGCTACGTCCGGCGGTGCGGTTCCTTCACCCACGGCGATCTTGTTTATCTTCTTGCCCGTAACCGCGCCAGCCAGCAGCTGCGCGGTATTGGCTTTGCCAAGCGTGACCACGAGGTTATTGTCCGTATAGTCCTCCAGTATTTTTCCTGTGGCCGCTTCAATGACCTTTACGCTGAAAAGTCCCTTTGCCTCTATAAATCCTATTCCGTCCTTCATCATATAATCGTTACTGTCAAAATATCTGTGTCCGTGCTGTAGTTCCTGTCCCCGTTGTAAGTATATGCGCCGTTGTAGCGGAAGTCGCCGCCCACGTATATATCGTCGCTGTCATCCACCGCGGGGCTTTCGTAGCTTTCATCGGCAAGCGTCACCGCGTCCGGGTCGAAACTGATTTTATAGGAAATGTCCAGCAGGTGGCTGCGAACGTTTTTATATTCGTCAATCATGCGCACCAGTTCATCTACCGCAGCCGCTGATATAGGATTGCTGCCCGCGTCTATTTCTATGCGGAAGGTTGCCCACGCTCCCGCGCCGCTTCCTACATGCTCCGTAAGTACCGCGTCCGGGTAGCCGATTGTTTTAAGGGCTTCCTTTACCGCCCATACCGTGCCTTTGAAACGGTGCAGCTCAATAGCGCGTTTTATTACTTCGCGTTTTTGGTCTGTCGTCGTTGCCAGTCGCAGCCCCTTGTAACCCAATACATCGAATTGGTCGGCAAGGAAGGAAAGTGCGTCCTCCGACACCGTATCAATCAGGTACACCAGCAGCGCGTCCAGTTGTATCGCCTCCAGCCTTTTCTTTGCGATCAGGTCGAAGGCGGCGAAATGCGGAACGCCCGCAATGCTGTTAGCCAGTACCACGTCTTTATTACTCATCACTAAATCCTGTTACGTTTATGGTGATGCCGGTACAGCTGGTATATTCATTCTCCGCCACCACTATATCCGCGGCGGGGCTTATTACGTCCGCTTTATACACATCGGCAACATTGGATTGCCGTATGATCTGCGCACCGACCACGTCCACGCCGAGGCGGGTCTTACGGTCGTCCACATAGGCTTGCAGGTTTTTGGTCACTTCGTTTACTACATCGGTAGTAATGGCGTTGGTGAGCAGGGTAAGATTGACGACAAGGGCATAGCTGACCATTACCGGGGCTTGTACCACCACGGTATCGGTAAGCGGTCGCACTTTGTCCGCGTTGCATTTGGCGAATACCGCGTCCATTATTTCCGGTGAGGGCGGTTGCCCGTCCAGGAGCAATGGGTAAATATTGACCTGCCCCGGAACAGGGGATGTAACCGCAACGTCAATAATGGAAGGGTGAGCGGACTTCGCAAAGAATTTATAAGCGCCTTTGCTGCCCGCGTTGGAAAAACCCGCGGGGGCAAGTTTGATGCGCTCCCGCAGTTCCTCGTCGTTTTCCTCATCTGCGCCGCCGTTGCTGGTATCGAGGTTTACCGCTGTTGTTATGTATGCCTGCGGGTCAAGTATCGGGGCTATATCTCCCGGCGCGTAATTATTGCCGACATTGCCCTCAGCGGTACACTCTGCCTTTACGTCCACGGTCATTACGGTACTGTCCACGGTCTTTGTTTCCGTAGTGATAAATACCGCCTGCCCGTCCACGCTCTGTACGCGGATGCCGTCGGGTATGGCTAAACTGCCATGCCCTGAAACAAGTGTAAACCGGATCAGGCACTGCGCCTTACTTGCCGGTAAACGGCGAACGCCGACCAGCTCTCCGAGGTAGTCCAGTGCCGGGAAACTGGCAAAGGATACCAAGTTTTGCAGCGCGGCTTCGTTGATCGCCGTGCGTAGTATATACTCCCTGTACGCGAAGCCGTTTATCAACAGCCGCTCCGCCTGCGCGGGTGCAAGTTTCTTGCCGGTGGCGGTTTCATAATCCGCCACCATGTCGTTTACAATAGCTGCCGCGTTGGTATCAATAAATTGCGGTTTCGTCAAATCCATGCCCTCTGTTCCTTACTCCGCTGTTTCTTTTTATCTATGTATCAAAGCCGTCCGAAAATCCAAAGTCAAAGCCGCCCGGCAAGCGTACCACAACCGTAAGTGTTATATCCGACGGCGTGTCCGTTGTCAGCATCAGGTTACTACCGTCTATATGCCAGCTGCCCGCGTCCTGCCAGTTCTGGCTTACCCATACCAGTATGTCCTCGTAGGTCGTTGCCATATCTTCAGGGAACGCCGGGGATATGGCAGCGCCGTCTTTAGTAAAGGTTACATAGTAGTAAGCGTCCTCTTCCATTGCAGGAATGAGCGCCGTATATACATACTGCGAAGCGGAAGTAACGAACAGCGTCCCGTTTGTGGCAAGCCCGGCATTCAGGTACAGCATGACCTTGTCTGCGGTAATAAACCACCTGCCGTATATGTACCAGTTTGCCTGAAGCCAGTTATACAGGTCGCTGGCGCTGATAAATCCGCCCGGCGGTGTTTCCGGCTGTACCGGCGTACCGTCAAGGCTCAACGCAATAAAGAGCCGCGAGGCGCTGCTAATGTCCTGTGGCAAAGCGGCTTCCAATATCAGCATACCGGCGGCACTACTGGCGGCTGCCTTAGTACCTACGATAAAATCGAGGCTGTCCAGCGTTCCGCTGTCCACCATTCTATAACTGATCGTAAATCGTATGAGTGAATTAGCTGCCAAAATCAAAATCGTGTGTAATGCCTAATATTTCTATTCTCGGTTCCCATTGGCGTATCGCCTCCAGCATGGCTTTTATCATTTGCGGCAACGCTGTATTAACAGGCTTGTCAATGTACAGGTACATATCGCAGCCAAATTCCGGGCGCAAAGGGTCGCTGCCCTTGCGGGTCAGCAGTATGATGTTGACGCATTGCTTTACATCGTCCATGCCCTGCGCAATGATGCCCACACCATCCGCGGATATTTGCCAGTCCGTTGCCGTTATGTCGCTTACCTGTGCCATTATGGTATCGGTGGTGTTGTAGCGCCGCCGCCGCTTGGCGCGGTGTGCTTGTGATTTTTCAGGCTGACCGCTCCCGCGACTACATCACCGCTGGCGTTTATATTGCTGACGCTGATAGGGCTGGTCACATTCAGCGAACCGCCGCCGCTTGCGCCCAGGCCGCCGGTAGCTACTGTTCCCGCCGTGACCGCACCGGAAGCGGTAACAGCTGCGGCGGTGATACTCCCGGTTACGCTCAGGTTGCCGGTAGCCTGCGCATTCGGCGCGTCCAGCTTTACGGACGCAGCCTTTACCGTGGCATTGCCCTGCGCCTCTACGCTCACCTCGTTTGCTTTTACCTTCGCCGTATTGGTTACGGTAACTTCCGCCTCTTTACATTGTACGCTCACTTTTTCGTCCGCAACTATTTGTATGTCGCCTTTGATCTGGAGCGATAAAGTTTTATTATTCCGGTCATAGGTTATAGACGAGTTATCGGCAAACTGTATGACCAGCTTACCGTCACCCGCACCGGCGGGCTGGTCTTTGTCGCTGTAGACAGCGCCGCCGATCACGCCGTACTCGCAATGCTCATCCATAACGCACCATACATGCTCGTTCACGTCGAAGGGAAACGACCATTTATCCTTCAGGGATTTTTGCACGCTCATAGGCAGCCAGCCGCTCGGTACATCGTCGTCCTGAAAATGTACCTTAGCCAGCCCCTTAGCTGCGTCCACCTCGCATATCAATCCGAATTTTAACACGCCCTATTTCTTTTTGCTTTTGTATTTGCTTTCCGGTACAGTACCCACGCGCTTTAATTCCGCCTCGGTTCCGTAAGCCATAGATTTATCAATGGTGTGGTGCGAGCCGGTAACATGGTACTTGCCGGATAGTACGCCCAAGCCGGTCAGCTCTATGTTTATCCCCGCCACGATCAATACATTGCCGGGGCTGGTAATAGTCCCGGTTTTCTCCCGCGAGTTCGCCCGGTGCAGTGCTGCTTTAGCTTTAGCCTCCGCCTGTTGTTTGTTCTCCGCCTTCGTGCGTAGTTCGTATTTTTCCTCTGCGCCGTCGCCGTCCGCATCGTCCTCGCTGTAGGTGATCAATTCCTTTGTGGCAACGTTGTGGTATTGTACCCGTGAGCCGTTATAAGTGTCGGCGGATTTATCCCGGAAAGAAAAGCCGGTAAGGTCTGTCCTGTCCAGCGTTAATACCTTGTCTTTCGCCTCTAAATCATAGATGGAAGTAAAGACAAGGGTTTTGTCGCGGACGCTGAAAACATAGCCGTAATCGCGGCTTAAACGCTTGATAAAGGCAAGGTCGGTTTCCCGGTGCTGCATGATCCTGCCGATACGGATATTTTCTATTTTACCCGACACCTGGAAGCCCGCATTACCGGCAACGGTGCGTATCACTTCGGACAGGGTTTTGTTTTCGTGGGCGTAGCTTTTTTTAGTGCGGATACCGGAATGCGTACCGGCTGCAAGCCCTTTGATGCTGACCACGTCCGGGGGCGCGGTAAATTCTATTTCGTCAATCATAAAAGAGCCGCAGGACAGTATCGCGCCGCCCGCCATGCCTATTTCGGCTTTAATAATGCTGCCCTTAGCCGGATACCATTCGTTTTGCCACAGCCGGTCAACGTCTTCCAGTTGTATCTCCAGCTCGTCGCTTTCGCCTTCCGTTTTGTCTGTATAGGACAGGGAAAGCAGGTGTTTGCTAATATCCTCCGTTATGTTCTTGCCGTCATACAATACTTTGTAATACGGCTTCGGTGCTGCGCTCATCTAAATATCTCTTTTCCACGGCGGTAATAATTCCGCGTCCGTTTTTACCGCTGTATCTTCCAGTATGGGTATGTCCAGCACCGTACCGCCCGTTAGCCGCGCGGTGATGGGTACTTTTGGGTTGGCGGTGATAATGACATGAGCCAGGTCTGCCCGCCCGTATGCTTTGTATGCGATGGTGTCCCAACGCTCGCCGTCTCGAACCGTGTATTGTGTATTTGCCATTATGCTGTAAACCCTATCCGCGGCGCGTTATCACATTATTAAGTAAAGGAATGGACGCGCGGTTCATACTGCGCATGGCGGCTTGCAGGTAGGTATTAGCGTCCTGCAAGTCCGAAATATCCGTAATAGGAAACAATGCCTTTATAGAACCGAACCTGCCGGATACCACTACTGCCGCGGCTTGCAACGCGGTATATACGCCTTGCAGTTCCTCGATATTATCCAGTTTGTCGTCCAGAGCATCTATTGCGTCGTTGCCTTTATCGCAGGCGTTTTTGATTGCCTGCTCTATGGAATGCCGGGCGGACACGTTGTTTTCATAATCGCCCACCAGCCCGTCCACCTCGTTTGCCTGCTGCGCGGTTTCGGTGACGTTCTTTGCCGCGGCTGCCGCTGCCGTGGGCGCTTGCGGCGGTTTGGTAATGACCGGCTTTTTATCCCCGGTAGCAAACGAATTTTTACGCGCCGCCTGCTGTTGCTGCTCGTCTTTGGAATAGGGTACAAATTCTTTCAGGGAAAGCGTAACGGTTGCCTGCACGATTGTACCGTCGGCAAGGGCATGATCTACCGTATAAGGCGCGGAGATAATCACGTAATCCGAAACGTAAGTACCGTCGCCCATGAGCAGCGGTAGTATCTCGCCGTCCGTTTTTGATTTATCCAGTTTGGAAAGTTCCTGCGCAGGGTTGCAGAATTTGGCATGAAGGTGGAACGTAAGCGTAAGTTCCTGCAAGGTGTCGCCGGTCTTTTGCAAACGCGGCTTGCCGTCAATCAACGCATGTTCGCCGTAGGATGCCTCGTTACCGTCCACGCTCCACGCTTCAATGCCTTTCAGCCCCTCAAAAAGAATATCCCCCAACTGGCAATACATGGTTGCTAAGTTGGAGAATAGTCGGAAAAAGATTTAGACCAGTTTTATACAGATAGAGCAAAAGTTTGCTATATTTCAGCATTTTTTTAATCTAACAACTTATAATATTTATATGGCAAATTGGGAGGCATATCGTATTGGAGATATTATATCAGATATAGACGACAAGAAATTTGTTCTGCCTGTTATTCAGAGGCGTCTTGTATGGGATGAAGATAAAATGGAGTTACTTTTTGATACGCTGCTAAAAGGAGATTCTTTTGGAGGTATTATGGTGATAAAAGAAGAAAAAAACAGCAAGCCGCTTTTTTCCTTCCGGCCATTTACAAAAGACGGCGAGCCTATAAATTCTTTAGAAGTAGCCCGGATAGAGCAAAGTCAAAGTTTTGTAATTGATGGGCAGCAGCGCCTGCAATCATTTTACATTGGCTTGTCCGGAACAATCAATGGAAAAATATTGTACTTCGACCTATTCAGCAATTACAATGCTGAATTTGAGTTTAAGTTTGAAGGCGACTATAAAAAATTGCCGAAGTTCGCAAAAGATGATACTAACAAAACGATCAAAGAGTATAAATGGTATCCTTTAACCGAGCTTTTCAAAAGCCTTAAGCTAACCAATAATGATAAGACTACGGCAAAGAGCATTATTGCTTCTGATAGCATAACTGACGATAATGAAAAAGACCACATTTTAGAAAATGTTGCTGCCTTTTATCGAAATGTTATTGGCGGTAAAAGTTTAGGCATTTCGGAGGTTGCCATTGATAAAACGTTTAATGAAACTCAGAACCGGCAAAGAATTGTTGAGTTATTTAGACGTTTAAATGATGGCGGAACAAAGCTATCGCCTTTTGACTTAGTAGCGTCTATTTTAAAAGGATTTGAATGGCAAATGGAGGGCTTTTTAGAGGAAACATTAGTTGAGTATAGTGATATTGGACTTACTCAGGATAATTTAATTAAGCTGATTTTCTTGCTTCAGGATAATCATAAAAAAGAAATGACAGACATAGGCGCAGCCGACGCTCAATTTGCTATTGATCAATCCGAACGTATAAAAAGCGTTTTAACAGGCTTAAAGAAATTTTTGATTTACTCCGATTTACAGTTTTACTATAAGGACGGTAACCGCTCTTTTATCCCACTGTTTTTTATTGCATACCATATCTTCCATAAGAATATTTCAAATCAGCAAATAGAGGCTTTCTTTGACAATCACGATGCTAACAATCCAGAATTTATTAAAATAAAAAAGTGGGTTTATTATTCTCTGTTAAACGGCGTATTTAAAAGCAAAGGCGCGGGCTGGATACCTTACAAAACCGGAATAAGAAAAATACTTGAAGTCATCGTAAATTATAAGAACACCGATTTCCCGGTAACTGAGTTATTTGATGTTTATTATGACCACGGAGTAATATTTACGGAGAGCTTTGACACTTCAAATTTAGACGCTTTGGATAGTCAATTTTTGTATTATCTCATCTACGATAGGAAGCAAACAATTAGGGCTCAGGATATTGACCATATAATGCCGAAGTCTATTCTGGAGGGCTTAGGATATGATTGGGGTAAAATCAACAGTATAAAGAATTTTCAATTGTTGGATTATGGTACGAACCGTGGTGAAAAGAATGCTAAACCGTTCAAACAATGGATAGATAGTCTGCCCGATAAAAAAGCATTTACGATGAGGCACTTAATACCAGCAAATGAAACCCTTTGGACGGAAGATAAGTTTGAAGATTTTATTACTGAAAGAGCGCGGCTGATACTAAATAAAGTTGATCAATACGTTGTTGGTCATAATGCGGAAGCGGCTCAACATGCTAACACCGTTACGGCGTAAAGTTGTGTCATTAAAACCGGACTCGCCTCATTCGCGCTTCATAATCTTTCATCATTTTATCAAACTGCCTGCGCATTTCAGAGGTCAGCATATTTGCGTCCTTTGGTGTGGCGCTGCCGCTTAACTGTATAACCGGCGCAAAGTGTATTGTAACCGTGCCGCCGTTATTACCCGCCATCACGGGTGCGGGCATAAATTGCTGTCCTTTGAAATGGAACACCTGATCGGCAACATTACTGATTGCCTGTAGGAGCGGCGTAGCTTTGATATTCTGCGCAATGGTCTCCACCAATTTGATACGGTGAATATCTTTTAATGCGCCGGTCTTAGCCGGTGAGAAGGGCAGGTAATCACGTATCTTGCTGACCATGCCTTTAATGGCTTCAATAGGTTTGTGCGCCACGCTTTTTATGCCCTTCCATATACTGTCAACAATATTTTTACCGGCATTCAGGAAGGTATTACCAAGTCCGAACAACCAGGACACGAAGCCCGTAAAAATACTCTTTACCCGGTTCCATAATTCACCGAACCACGCCACAATCTTATCCCAATGTTTAATGATCAAACCCTGCGGTGTATAATTCAGGAACAGCGTTTTAATAGCTTCCCATGTTACCCGGAAAATGGCTTTTACCTTGTCCCATAGATTGCTGAACCACGCGCGTATCTTATCCCAATGCTTTATAACAAGTCCCTGCGGTGTGTAGTTCAGGAACATGCGCTTTATCCATTCCCACGCTTTGGCAAATGCTGCCGTCACGCTATCCCATAGCCGGGTAAAGAACGCCTTTATCTGATCCCAATACTTGTATATCAACAGCGCAGCAACAGCGACTGCCGCAATAATGAGCAATACCGGGTTTGTGGCAAAAAGTTTGCCGACAAAGGAAAAGGTATTACCCATGAATTTTATTGCCGTGCTTGCCCCGTTGACAATGGAAATAACGCCGTTGATGCCGAAGGCTAATATTTTAGCCGCGCCGCCCAATGCCAGTAAACCAACGCTGGCTGCGGCGGCGTATTTAATCAGCTGCGGGTGCTTCTCGATAAATGCCTGGACTTTCGGCACAACATCATTAACGAATTTGTTACCTAATTGCGCAACGGTAGGCATCAGGATTTTACCGATATTCTCCGTTACCTCGCTCCACGCTACCTTAGCCATGCGCGTACTCGTTACCGTCTTTTCCGCAACGCCGCCGACCTGCTTTTCCACGGCTTTCATAATCATTTCCTGCGCCTTCAGCTTTTTCCCGCTTTCGGTAAGGGCTTTAATCTTTGCCTTTTCCGATTCGGTAAAGGTGATACCGGAACGGCGCAGGGCGCTAATGCCTTTTATCGGGTCTTCCAATGCCTTACCCAATTGCACCGCGTTCTGGTCTGCTTCGCCGAAGCCGGTCGCCGCCATATCAAAGGAAGCCTTTGTCGCGCGGTCAAACATGCCCGCCATACGCCCGGTTTCACTGCTCAGGGATTTAAAGGTGGCGATCTTTGCCTGCACCGCCATAATTGCCTCGTCCTCTACGCCTATCTGAAACTCCAGCTTACCGGCGTAGGCTTCCGCCTGTGCCGCAGCCTGATCATTGGCAGCGCCCATACTTTTAAAGACCTGCCGCAGCCGGTTTACCGCCACCTCGTTTTCCTCCGCGGCTTCCAGCGTCGTACCGAAATACGCCGTGGCCAGCCCGCCGCCGATTAGTGCCTTATCGCCGAAACTGTTAAGCCCTTCGCTTACCTTTTTCAGCGACTTCATTTTTGCCGACGCGCTGTTGACCGACCTGTTTATTACAGACGACATGCGGTCATACGCCGTAAGTATGACCGCTATCTTGGTTTCCCTATCCACTGTTCCTGCCTCCTATAAACCCTATTTGTCCGGGTGCATTTTCTTAAACAACTTGTCTGCCTCTACGAACCAGTACTGTATTTTCTTTGACGGCCACTGCATGATTGTATCCAGCGGCGTATGGGAGAAATGTGCCAAAAACATGACGCTCTCGGCACTTACTAAAAATTTAGCGCGGACGCGGCAATTTTCAGGCGGTTGTAATCTTTGGCTTTGTACTGGAGTACATCTTCCATAACGATACCCGCGCCGTCTATCTTGGTAGCTACTGCAATGATCGCGGGAAATACTTTTGAGGTATCGCCGTCGGTCAGCTTTTCTACTTCGGTCATATCCATGCCCTTTAATTCGCGGATAACGGCGCTTTTACCGTTGGAAAGTTTGAGGCGCTTTATCATATTGCCGTTAGGGTACACATGCGTTTCAATACCCATTACTTCGTCGTCCTTGTCGGCAAAGTAAAATTTCAGTTCCTGCTCTTTGGTTTGTTCTGCCATACTGATTTAAATTTTGTTGCGCGGATGGGACTCGAACCCATGACCTGCGGGTAATGAGCCCGCCGAGCTACCGCTGCTCTACCGCGCTGAGTTTTTTATATGCCGAGGTTAGCGCGGTACTCCGCCAGCAGATCTTCACCGCCGACCTTGAAAATGTTTGCTTCCACGTCTATTTCGATTATCTCCTCGCCGTCCACTTCCAGTTTGCAATAGGTAGCTCCGAAGTTGTTTTCCAGTTCCACGTTATCATGCTGCTTGAAGTTGCCAAGCGGAAAATCTTTTGATTGCGCGGTGATATAGCACACTACCGGAACCTGTGATACACGGCTGCCGCCTTCGTAGGTTTCCAAAGAGGCGCGTATCTGCAATTGCATTGCCTCAAATGGATTTGCCATTTTGGTCATGACCTCCGGGTAATAGCAGTTCCATTTAATTTTTCCTTCCAGTTTGTCAATGCCGGAGAAATACTCAATAGCGCCGATCATACCGAGGGCTTTATGTTCCCCGTTCTTGAATTTTACCTGCGGCAGGTTTATTTCTTCGGCACGTCCTAAAAAGGAATTACCGTCCGCGTATATGTTGGCATTGGTCAGCCTGTTGATGGATATTTTATTAGCCATTATTTAAGTGCTTTAAGCAGGTTGATGTCTATGAAGCTGTTGAAAGTGATGCGCTCACCGGCGGGCGGAGCCATGAAGGATATGTCGAACACGAGGTGTCCCGCGGCTATTTCCTCGTTACTGTTTTTGCTACGGTCAAAGGTGCATTTGCCGTCTATCAATGCACCGCGACCGATCAGGGTGCGTATAAAGCTGTTGACGCTTTCTTTAATGGCATCTATCAGCGCGTTATTGATCGGCTTATCTATGAATTGCAGCGTTGCCTGCTCTACGCTTTCCAGCAGTATGTCCGCGGTACGACGGACACAAACGAAATTGTCCGGCGCGGTACTGGTCGGGAAAGAGGCGTTACGGTTTCCCCAGGTGCGGATGCCGGAACCGAAGCTGTTAAAAATGGTCGTAATGCCTTTTTCATTCAGCAGGTTAGCGTCGGAGTCCGCGTCGCTGATACCGGCGGAGATATTGCGCTCCGTACCTACAATGCCTAAAATTTCGTGGTTGGAATCGGACACCCAAAAACCCTCGTTGTTGTCCACCGCAGCCCGTATCCCGGCTTTAAATGCGCTGTACGGGAAATCTGCATTACTGTCCGTTGCCGCATCGTACCATTTCAGGTGCGGGTACAAAAGCTCCGCGCGTTTGCTGCTGGTATTGAAATTGATCGTACCGGCAACGCCGCGCCCGCTGATGGCCTGCGATACCGTAATACCATAAGGCGCGTCTAAATAGCTTACCGCCCTTAGCTTGGTGGCTACACTGATCAATTCCGTTGATACGGCGTTCAGGCTGGAATAACCCGGCGCAATCAGTATTTTAGGTTTGAAGCCGTACAGGTTGTACGTCAAGTCCCAACATTTCATGCCGGTTCTGTTACCCGTAAGCGCGTCTACTTCACCAATCAGCGCCGCCGCGGTAACAGCGGAAGCGTCCAGTTTCTTGTACGTGAATTTCAGCGCCGTACCGTCCGCAATGGCGGAAGATGTTACTATGAAATTGCCGTAGCTGTCCAGCGTATAATCCGTATCCGCTATAAAGGTTATGGGATCGCCGTTACTGTCGTTTATGGTAACATTCCCAATAGGCGCAGCGGATAATTTTGCCTTGCCGTTGGTAACGACCAGTGCCTCGTCGTTTACCTGCGCCGTATGCAGCGCCGGGTTAAAAATATTTACCACAACCACTGTACCCGCGCCCTGTTTGAAGATTGCGTCCAATGATTGCGGTATGGTAAAACCCGGCAGCTTATTACCGAACTGCGCAGCGTCGCGGTCATTGCCCACCAGTACCGGCGTGTTGGTGTCGCCCATTGGCGCAATGCCTATTAAACCTATTACCGCAGATTTTACTACCTGTATCGTCCGGGAGCCGCTCTCTATTTCTATTGTCTCTACACCGTGCAAAAAATTTGCAGCCATTACTCCTCTGTTTTGTCGTTTGTGGTTTGCTGAAGCAGCCCCTGCGCTGCCAGCGATTGAATGAAGCCGTTATCCGCCGGGAGGCTGTAAGTGCCTCCGGGATGCAGGGAGTAATCTTTTGTTCCTATGGAAAAATGGCAGGGCGTCGCTGCCGTGTATGTGTACTGTTTCATTAACCCTCTATTCCTTTTCCTCAAAATCCAGTCGCTTCAATAGCGGTAAATCCTCGTCGTCGTTATCGTCAATGCCCTGTACCCACAGGGTCTTTGCTTCAAAGTCCATTACATGCTCCCACACGCCGTCCTCGTAACGGACAAACTCATGGGATACATGATACAGGCGGTCGCAATCGGTAGGGCGGAAGCCGAGCAGGTATTGCTTGACCAGTTGCGACAAACGGTGTATGCCGTTATCGCCGCGCAGGAAACGCGATTGCAGGCTGAGTGAAAAAGTAACGACTAAGTATTGCGATATTTCGCCGGTACTTTGCGGGTCGTCCAGCTTGGCGTTCGTGAACGCTACCGTTGCCCGCCCGTTGGTAAAGGGTTTTGAATATTCCGCCTGCGTTTCCGGCAGCGGTATGGCATCAAAGCCCTGTGCCTGTAATTTCTGTTGCAGCCTGTTTGCTATCTCTATCTCCAGCGCCCCGTAATCCATTGCCTCTAATCCTCTATAAACCCTATTGTTTTAATTCCAGCGTTGCCGTCATGGTCTTACCATCAAACCTTGCGTGTACCTGCCGCACATAATAGCCGGTTCCGCCTATGGTTACTTCCTCCGTATGGTTAGCGTCCACGCTTTGTTTTAAGCCGGGGAACACGCCCATTTTGTACTCCATTGTATATCGGTAAGGGTCGTACTCCTGATCGCCGATTTTTTGATGCTCTGTGGGGTTTTTGAATAGTACCCTTGCCGTTTGTGCAGGTGTCCCGTCGGAAGGCTGCCAGACGGCGCTATACCCCATAATCGCCGTCACCGTGTCAAAAGTCGCCGCCTGCAGCCCGTCGAACAGGTTATCAAATGCCATTAGCCAAAAGCAGGTTTACGGTTGCGTCACCGGCGGCGGCATCTTCATACGCATAACCGGCAAATGTGTTGCCCTCCGCCGTTTTTGATAATTCGCCGTCCGCATCCGCATAGAGTTTGTCGCCCTGGCTGATGGCTATTCCCGCTTTGGCGACCGCAAACACACCCGTAAGCGATACTTCCGTTTCTTCGCCAATGTCCGCGCTGCTGGCCGCTATACCAACCAGGCCGCCGCCGCCGATCTTTACAAGGTCGCCCGCGAGTATAGCGGCGGCGGCAATGACTGTTACTACTTTTCCTTTCGCTATTAAATTTTTCATCCTGTCTGTTTGTTGTAATTGCTAAATCCTTTCTATGCTTATGCTGTAAGCCCTCCTGTAAACCCTGTTAAGCGCCCGGATTTTTATAGAAGCCGCGGTGATCCCAACAAACGCCGCCGAAGTCCAGCCTTGCTTTTACTTCCACGCCGTCCACTTCCCAACCGTTACGAGTTTCGGTAAATAGTCCCTGTCCGTTCAGGTAGGCATAAGAAAGCATATCCACCTGTGAGGGGTCAGCGGCTAAGTACCACGCTTTGGGGTCGGTGATACGTGCCTCGGTGATAATTTCATACGCGCTGTTAAACACGTTCACGTCGCCGGTCTTATTGGCGGTAATACTGCTCATGATCTTTTGTGCGTCGGTGAGCAGTTCCACGGGTACGATAAAGAATTTGGCAAGGATATTGAGCGCCTCGTCCTCCAGCCCTTTCTGCCGCATCATGGCAATACGCGCGGCGGATAATGTCGTTTCGCTGATAGCGCCGCCAGCGCCTGCAAGGTTTTTGTGGTCGGCATGGAACAACGTCTTGTTGTCGCCCATCTTCGGGTTGCCGAGGATAAGCCCCCACATAATATCGCTCTCAAGATTTGCCGCTGCCGCTCCGAACAGCTGGCTCAGACGGGTAAAACCGTTCAGGTCGTCGTTAATGATCGCCTGCCTTGTAATGGAAATGATCTTACCGTAAGTATCCAGCTTAAAGTTTTCCTTGCTGTCGGTCAGCTTGCCGTATTTGAACTCGCCGTGTTCGTTGACCTTTTCCAGTTTCAGCGAACCGCCGAACTGTACGCCAGTGATCTGTTTAAAGTCGCTGGCGCTCATTTGGTTAGCTAAACGCTTCCATGTTTGCGGCGCGGCGTTATAAGCGCGGCGCAGGAACTTATTTACTACGTTGGACATAAGCGCCGGGAAATCCGATGTGGTCAGGGCGCGGCTGGCTAATTCGTCCTTCGTCATGCCGGTAGTTTTCACGCCCTGCGCATCCAGTACGCTGCGGCAGAAATCCGTTAGCGAATGCCCGCGGTAATCCTTCGCCTTGTCGCTTTCCAGCTTGAAGTTGGAAGGGTCGGCGCGGTGCGCTAATGCTTCCTCCATTGCGTTACGGTTCTGTACCGTTTCATCTACGCCGCCAGTACCTACGCGCGGAACATGCGTACCGCGTGTTTCTACCGGCTGCGTTTCCGCCAGCTTGTCAATGATCAGTCGGCGGGCTTCCTCTATGGCTACGCCGCGGCTGATTAAATTGTCGGCAAAATCTTCTTCCAGTTTTGCCGCGCGTACCGCGCCGCGAATATCCGTTACGCGCTGGCGCTCCGCTTTTACTCCTTCACCGCGCACAGCTTCCGTATCCACCGGCGGCGCGGCTGGCGCTGCGGCTGGTGGCGTAGGAGGCTGCTGTTCCGCGCCTCTTTCCTTGCTCTCCTCTGGCATTGTTGTATTTGATTTTTCTTTGGTAATGATTTGTACTTCGTAGAAGCCGCCCTCGCTGCGCGTACCGGCGTTATAATCGGCGGGGATAGGAACCATAGATATTTCCATAGGCTCCCAATCGAGCGCACGGTAGGTCGGCGCTTCGTCCTTTACCTGCTCGCTTTGCTCATAGGTATATACCCGGTATCCTACGGATACGTTGCGGATAATACCGTTCTTAATGTCCTGGATAATGCCCGCTATGTCGTCGCGGTCTGAAAAGCGCAGTAATGCCCGGCACTCATTAGCGGTCACCCAAGCCCTTACAACCACACCTATTTGATTGGTCAGTGAATACGCACTGTGGTTGTCCAGAACCGGAGCGCCGCTATTGAGCCGCTCAAGGCGCACAGAAGTTTTGTTGCAATCGAGTACCTCGATAAATTTGCCGTCCCATCCATAACGAACCACTTCGGCTTCCGTAGCAAATACTACCTCGACCGTGCGGTCGCTTTCATTAAAGCTGGTCGTATCTACTGCCGCCCTTACATGGTTCTCTCCTAATCTTTTTCTCACTATTCCCGGCATCACAATTCCCCTGTGGTGCAA